TGATGCCACGCAGCAAGTTCAGAACATCCAAGCGGGAGTCGCAACCCTCGCCGCCCTTCTCGCAGCGTTCGCGGGCAACTACCCCCTCGCACTCGCTGCCTACCTCACGTCAATCGCTACGGTGCAGCAGTTCAACGGCATCCCACCACTCGCACCCGTGTCCGATTTTGTGTACAACGTTTCTCTGATCGCCGCAAACGCAGGCAGTCCAAACGTGTCTAGCTTGTATAAGATTCGCAACGATGGCAATGCGAATCTGAGGCTGTAATCATGGCAATCACGACAAGGAAACCGACACCCCACAAAGCGGCCACCACGACGGGCAATCTCATTGACCCGGCTACGACAGGTATCAACTACGGCAGCGGAACCGAAGCGTCCAAGAGCACTAACAACCTCGTTGAGTTGGTGTCAACCATACAGCCTATTCTGCAAGTACCCGACGACACTCTGACGAACACAGCTTGGTACGCCGACACAGGGCTAGTTACCGGGAACCCTCGCATCCGGGCGAGTGTACAGCCCGTCTCGTTCGTTGTCTATTTTGACAGGAACGACCCGAACCAAATGCTACGGGATGTCAATGATGCAAAGACCGGGCGACCCATTGAAATCCAATTGAACACGTCGCTCTCGTCCTTTGAGATTTCCAGCAAGCACGTGTACAACCGCACGCCGTCCCGCACGGGCATGCACATCACGCTGTGGGGCATGGAACCAGACCTGATCAGCGGTCAAGGCACCACTGGCGTCTTCATGAACCAGTTCGGCATAACGGACTTCATGAGCACCGTGGGCATCAACGAGGACATAAAAAAGTTGCTGACCACCGGATTTAAGTCACCTCAGTTTGACTTGAACGCCAGCACGGAACAGCAGGCTACTGGAGCGGTGATTGCTGGTGCGGTTCCTCAACAGTCCCCCGCCGACTTGATCCTCGCGGCGCAAAACACGAACGACCCGAACGAGGCGTTTCGTGTGGCGGCACAGGACGCATTCGTTGAGTTCCTAAAGCTATTCCAAATGAATGGGAGCATCTGGTATCACTCGCAAAGCTATGCGAACGGAACCAATCTTGGCACCATCGGGCAGACGCAGCAGGAGTCTCCTACCGCTTGGTCGGCGCAGACCGGGGCGACAAGCTTCCAGCAGCACTCACGCAACAACGATGTCATGACTCGTGGGTATGTTGCCATGCGTTACAGGAACAACACCTACCTCGGATATTTCAAGAGCCTTAGCTGGACGCAGGATGCTGAAAGCCCGTTCCAGTGGAAGTTTAACTTCACGTTCCAAGTGGAAAAGACATACACGGCGCTGTACTACTCCAATGTTCAGGCGCAGATTCAGCAGCAGATTACAGCGCTTCGGGCGATCACTGGCGACCCGCAACCACCGCCCCCTCCGCCAGGAAGTGAGGGATAAAACATGGCTACCCCACAGAATAACAACATTGACAACGTCAGTGACGTCAGACCCGACGCCGGAACTCAGGGGCAGGTATCTCCTCAGACACTTCCCATCCGTGGAGAGAAGCGCATCATCCCCTCGCCTGTGGCTCCCTCCGACGTTAGCATAGCGTTTGAAGCTGCACGTCTGGCGCAGGGCGGACAGCCTAGCGGACCACTCGTTTCGGACAAAGACTTTGAGATTTCTGCGGCAATCTCGCCTTACGTGGACTACGTCGTCGTGCGTCTATACAACCGTGGTCTCGGCGGCAACGGACAGCCGGACAATTCACCAGCAGTGTACCGCTTCCTCATCAACCCTTCACAAGTCGTAGTGAACCGCACGACACTTGACGGTCAGGCATTCGCACGTTCCGGTTGGCAGATCGGTGTGTGGGGCGAGGACTCTCTCCAGATCAGCCTCACCGGGAAGACAGCGGGTCAGTATTTCGCATTCGGAACGACGGATAGGTACCAGCCCTTTACCGAGTCCTACCGCAACCTTGAGCAGCTTCAGGTTGTGTTTGAGAACAACGGCTATTGGTTTGAGGGGGAAAAAGCTGCTGAAGGTCCGCTGGGCGCTGACTTCAGTCGCCGCATCATCAAGATGCACTCTGACGTGGAACTTATCGTAGGGAACTTCATGTGGTACGGGATGTTTGAGTCCCTGACAATTTCACAGAACGCAGATGCACCATTTCTGATGGACTTCCAGATTAACTTCATCGCTTGGAAGGAGCGCTTCCGTAAGGGGTCGCCGTACAAGGACACGATTCACAACGACATCAAGCGTGGGCACGACTACGGCACGTGGCAACCCTCCGCTCTCACAACACAGCAATCAGGAAACGGCTTTGGCACGTCCACAACTGTGGCTACTACTCCAAACACAGCAGCCAACCCCGTCAACCCCTTTGAGCTTACATCCGCACCGATCACGGGCAACTTGGTTCCACCACCGCAGCTTGCACCCGTTGCCCCCGCTATACAAGCAGCGCAGGACAGCAACACATATTCGCAGGTCAGCCCCGATTCAAACGACACGTCTTATATGCCGCCGACACTCAATCCACTTGACCCGGTGAACTTCGGAACATGGAACTACGTCATCTCACCGTTAAATATCGGTAAGGGGAGGTAAGACAATGGCTTCCCCACAAGACATCATCAACAACGGCAACACAGGGGGCACGACCGTCCCGACCTCAGGGAACATGATCCGCAACATCTCGCAGACCGTGCAGGAACGTGAGATAGTTAAGACAGCGCCCGACGTGGTCGTGTTCATTGAGGGACTGCCGTACCTCATCAACCCTTTCGTCAACGATCCGAAAAATGGACACCTGACCACCTTGGTCAACTTCAATGACCATGTGACTGAGTTCAGCGCCACGTACGACACGGATGCGATGGTGCCGAACTGCACCGTGCAGCTTCAGGTGCCGAACTATTCAAAGTACCTGTACCAGATGCCTGGCGGCAACAACGTACTCCAGACCATGTCGCAGATTCAGGTGTACGCCAAGTCGTACTATATGGCAGCCGGAACGGGCGACACCGTGTACCGTCGTGTGTTCAAGGGCGTCACCTCTAACATCAGCTACAACGACAACGGCAAGACGCTTGAGATCAGCATCCAGTGCCACGGAATTATGCACCTGTTGGAAAAGATGCAGACGAACATTCACCCGTCTGTCAACACCTCCCACCACACCGGAGTTTCACAAACGATCTGGCAGTCCAAGTACGCTTCCGGCAATTGTTTTGAGGTGCTCGCCGCAGTGTTTCTTGACGGGCTACATTCGGACATGTTCCAGATCGGCTCGTTGCTGCAAGCCGCTCAAGACCCGTTTCAGCAGGCTGTAGAGCGTGGCTTCATGGCTAAGTGGCAGTCTATCTTGTGGAACATGGTGAAGGACGTCCACATCTTCGGCCCGTACAAAGACCTAAGCGGACAAGCCTCACCTATGAAGAAGAACCAATCGTGGGGCGCTCAAGACGACAACATTCAGTCTTCTGGCGTGACCAAGACTTCAAAACAGTCCGAGAAGGACTTGGTTGCGGAATACCAAACGTACTACGGCTTGATCCAGACGTATTTTCCGTTCAGAAACATCACTGCACTTGACTTGGAGAACAGTGTCATCGTCAACAGGCTGGACATCATCCGTGAAGTCGTGCAGAAGATGGACTACGAGGCGTACCAAGATGTGGATGGCAAGATCATCATCAAACCGCCCCTATACAACTTGGACGTCGTCAACCTCGGCACACGCACCAAGCAAACCCAGACAGGGCCGAATAGCTCAAACAACAGCTTGAGCAACCCGGCGACTGCCATCTACGAGAGCAACAATCCGTTCGTCGTCTACCTGTCGGAGATGCTGACCGAACAAGAGAGCGAAGACCAAGCAGCGATCCGCAGGACACGCACCACGGTCGTCGGCAACGTGTTGAAGAGCCTCGGCAACGACTACAAGGCTTTCTTCTCGCAAGTTGGAGAATACATTGACATCTCCAAGCTGGCGAAGTTCGGTCTGCGTGAGGAACCGCTGTACCAAGTTCCGTGGATTCAAGAGGGCGACAAGCAGACGCTATTCGTCCATGCGGCCGCCGAGACCGCACGTGCGAACAGGGGCTATCGCACATACTCGTTTTCAATTCCGATGCGCCCGGAACTGAAGCTGGGCTTCCCAGTCTTCATCCCGCACAAGGACATGTACGCCTACATCAAGACGATCTCACTGAACTACTCCGTTGGCGGAACTGCGACGATGACAGTTACGTGCGACTCGGTTCGCCGTAGGGTGCTCGTCAATACCCAGCAGACTAAGGGGTCCGGTAATAGTGCAACAACATTCGCCGCGTACACGCCTGCGCCGAACTTGATCTACCAGTGGACGAAGGCATCAACCGACACGCAACAGGCTAATGCACTAAGCCCTAACCCCGATTCGTCGCCCAGCAATGCGCAAATTCGGGCAAATTTGGCAATCAACTACGCCGCAGGGACAATCAGCGGTGTCAGCAACGACAGCACCAACGACTCCACTCAAGTGGGAACATCGCAGTCACTTGCGACTCCGGTCAACAACCCAGACGGCACTCCAACGTCAACTCCTGCTCAGATTAAGCTTTATTCCGTCAAGACGCAGGGCTTGGTGTCTAAGATGGGCAACCAGTTTGACACGGAGTTTGCCACATACGTGATCAAGAACGACGGCAACCAACAGCAGGGCACCATGGACCCCAATGTTGGAAAGAACATCGTGGTCAACGGAAAGTCGTACAAGAACACGAATCCGGGTCCGGGCTTCTTTACAGCGCAGCGCCCCGCCGACTTTTCTTACATTCAGGCGCTCACCGGGAAACCTAACGCACCGACCACCAACTCCGTGATTCCGTTCACTGACGACAAGGGCTACGAGCTTATCTCACCGTTTCCGTGGGGACGCTGGACGGACTTGAACACCGCTGTCAGGATGTTCACCCAAGCCGGATTTCTACCGCAAGCCGTAGACGCAAACGGTAATCCGATCCAAATAAGCCAAGACGATCTGCGAACTTTGCAGAACACCGAAGCCTTCCTGTTCGCCGGGCTGGGAACGCCGTCAGCAACGGGCGATCCGTCAACGCAGCTTCAGACTGCCTTGAACAACCAACAGCAGCTTGTCGGAGGCTCGCTGACAGGCGACTATGCCTCGCAAGCCACGTCAACGCCAGCGGCGGGCACCCCGATACAGAAGACAGCGCA